AAAACCACCAGTACAAGAACCAAGACCAAAGATACCAGCTCCAAGAGCTACAATGCAGCCACCACCAGAACAAGGAAGAGGACTATCAAATATAGCACGTATGCTTCCAGCAATGGGAAAACGATTACCATTTGTAGCTCCTGCTGCTACATTACTACGTAGTAAACCAGCAGGAGTTGATGCTGATATAGTTCCTCAAGATCCTTTAGGAACGGGAAGAGTGTATAAAAATTATTATGATTATAATCCAAGAAATATATAAGACGGGAAAATAAATATGGCAACAGAACGAAATCCATTTGAGCAGATACCACAGGAAGTATCAAATGTTGTTCCTATGAATCCAGTACCTATGGAAGAGGAACAGGAAGCTACATTTGAACTTGAACCGGATGGTGGTGTAACAGTTGATTTTAGAAATACTATTCAAATGGAAGCGGAAGCTCCCATTAAAGAATGGTATGCTAATATTGCAGAAGATCTGGATGATAACGTATTAAATAAAATATCCAATGACGTTTATAATAATTATGATGCAGATAAAAATTCCCGACAGGAATGGGAATCAATGTTTGAACGAGGCTTTGACCTACTGGGATTAAAGATACAGGAAACTTCAGAACCATTTGAAGGTGCTTGTACTGCCGTACATCCATTACTTATAGAGTCAGCCGTTAAATTTCAGAGTAAAGCATCACAGGAATTATTTCCATCGGCAGGTCCAATACGAACACAGATACTTGGTAAATCTACTCCTCAACGTGAGATGCAAGCAAATAGAGTTAAGAACTTTATGAACTATCAGCTTACAGAACAGATGCCAGAGTACTTTGATGAATTTGAAAAGATGCTCTTTCATCTTCCACTTATAGGATCTGCATTCAAGAAAATTTATTACGATGCAAATCTTAAACGTCCAGTATCTGAATTTGTTCCTATTGATCAATTCTACGTATCTTACTATGCAAGTAATCTGTCCAATGCAGATAGATATACACATGTAATTTATCGTAGTCCAATTGATCTGGCAAAGGATGTTCGTTCTGGTATATATTCCGATACGGAATTACCGGAAGCTACAAATCCAGAACCAACTGCATTTGCCTCCAAGATGGATACCATACTTGGTTTCTCTCCATCTGGAGATACAGATCCACAGTATGTTTTACTTGAACAACATTGTTATCTTGAAGTAGATGAATCAAATGCAGAAGAAGGAATAGCTCTTCCCTATATTGTAACTATAGAAGAGCAATCACGAAAAGTTTTAGGTATTCGTAGAAACTATAAACCTGATGACACGAACAAGGAAAAGACAAGTCACTTTGTCCACTATAGATTCGTACCGGGGTTTGGTTTCTACGGCTTTGGCCTGATGCATTTCCTTGGTAATCTAACCATGAGTGCAACAGCAGCAATGAGAAGTCTCATTGATGCAGGTCAATTTGCGAACCTGCCGGGAGGATTCAAGGCAAAAGGCGTTAGAATGGTTGGTAACAATGATCCAATCAGCCCCGGTGAGTTTAAGGAAGTTGAAGCTACAGGTATGGACTTGGCGAAGGCTATCGTTCCTCTCCCCTACAAAGAGCCTTCCTCGACCTTGTTTCAGATGTTGGGTTTTGTCACCCAAGCCGGACAGAAGTTTGCCGATAGTACAGAACAAATTGTATCGGAAGCAGCTTCCTATGGTCCTGTAGGTACAACGATGGCACTACTGGAAGCGTCCAGTAAATTCTTCTCCGCTATTCATAAGCGACTTCACAAGGCGCAGCGAGATGAATTTAGGATTTTGGCAAGAATCGACTATGATTATCTTCCAAACGAATATCCCTATGATGTGCCGTATGAAAGTCGGAATATTTTTAAATCCGATTTTGATGGAAGAGTGGATGTGCTTCCCGTCAGCGATCCAAATATTCCATCAAATGCTCATCGCCTTATGATTGCACAAATGGCTATGCAAATGGCCCAGCAATCGCCCCCCGGCATGTTCAATCTTGAAGCACTTAATAGAACAATTTTAACTGCTGCCAATATGCCAAATATGGAAGAGATACTTCCACCGAAGAAAAAGCCACAGCCTCTTGATCCAATATCGGATATCATGGCTGCAACAAAGGGTATACCTATTGCTGCTTTCCCCGGCCAGAATCATGATGCACATGTACAGGTAAAAGGAGCATTTCTTCAAGATCCTCTTAATGGTAAAAATCCTGCCATGCAACGTATCAAACCAGTATTGGAAGCTAATATTCAGGAGCATATGGTTCATAAGTATCAGGAACAGGTAAATGGAGTAGCCAAGGCAACCTTGGAACATATACCGCAACAAACTCCAGAAGTTATGGAAGCTGTAATGGCCTATGCAGCACAACAGGTATTGAATGCGAATCAGGCTGCGGGACAAGTAGGATCACCTGAACAGCAACTGGTCGTACTGGAACAGAAGAAGGTTGAACTTGAACAACATAAATTACAATTGGATGCTGCTCAGAATGCTGCTGAAGCTACATTGGATGCACAGAAACTTCAACTAGAAGAAGCCAAGTTAACCAAGGAAGCAATGGAAGCAGGACAATCTGCCGCATTCAGACAGGAGAAAGCTGATCTTGACAGAGCCAGTAAAGAAACAATGAAATCTCTGGAACTGTTAACAAAGGTTTCATTGGAAACTAATAAACTGGAATCACAGGAATCCATGAAAACAATGGAAGAAATGATTAAAGCTGCTTTGAATGAGGAGAAACTTGAACTGGAGGATAAAGCTATACGAACAAAAGCTACGGAAAAGGCCGCTGATATTGATAAAGAAAAGCAAATAAAAATGGCCGACTTAATTATGAAACAGTAAATTAAAGGAGATGAATATGCCTAAGTATGGAGGGGTCCACTACCCAAATGATGAAAAAGGAACAACTGATGGATATCCTACTCATGTAAGACCTGATGATCGTGGAATTACAGATGGACATCCAAAGCATGTTTCCGGTAAAGTTAAAGATCTTTATGGTAACTTCACCAATCGTTCCATTGACGATGGTGGAACTGGAAAACGAGCACGTAGAGGTGTTCTAAATGAACGTCCAGATTCTGGATGGAAATATCCCAAGACAGTACGATCATGAATTTACTAAAGAAAGTTATAGGTGATTTTGATGTATCTTCTGTGATTGCCTTTAGTGCTCTTGGTCTTATTATATTCTTATTGGTAACAATATAATGGAAGTATGGGATGAAGTAATAAAGGAGTATAATGATGAATTAAATAGACTAAAAAATTTACTAGGAGGAGGTACAGCGGATAGTTATTCGCATTACAGAGAATTAGTAGGACATATTCATGGAATTGAATGGTCAAGAGAAATTTTTACATCTATCGTAAAGCGTCGTATATACGAAGAAGAGGAGTAAATGCAACAGGTACAACTAGGAAAAGCAATGAAAAATGATATGTGGATTACAGAGAATGAGGTAAAAGATCCAAGTCCTCTGCCAGAATTACCGGGATATCATATTCTGGTAAGACCAGTAAGTATAAAAGGTATAACAAAGGGAGGGATTGTCCTTCCTGATTCAACTAAAGATGATATGGCATATCTTACCACTGTAGGTAAAGTTATTTCCATAGGAGACTTAGCTTATCTCGATGAAATAAAATTTCCAAATGGAGCATGGTGTCAAAATGGAGATTATGTTTGTTATGCTAAACATGCTGGTCAGAAGTTATTCTATAAATCGGTAAGATTAATATTGTTATTTGATGATCAGGTAATATGCAGAGTGGAACATCCAAGAGATTTAGATCCTACATTTAATCTGACTTCTTAATATTTAAAGGTTGCATCTTAATTCGTTTTATAGTATAATAAGATTAGAACGTCAAACCGTATGCTTCGTAAGCAGCGAAAGGAATTGAAATGATTGAAAAAGAAGAGTGGACTGAAGTTGAAACTATAACTTCAGATAATGAAGAGAATAAAGTAGAATTTGAAGTAGAGGAAGAATTAAAGACTGAAGCTCCTTCTGATACGAAACCAGAAACTAAACCAGAAGAAGCAGAACTGGAAGGTATTGAAACAAAAGGTGCTCAGAAAAGAATACGTCAATTAATAAAACAGAGAAAAGATCGTGATGATCAC